CGGCGCCTGGCCTGGCATTGCCTGATCCCATTTCGCCTGGTCCCACAATCCCTGATCCCACAGATCCAGCAAGCCAGGATCCGGTCCCGGCGGCGGCGGGCTTGGGATCCTGAATTCGTAATTAACCGTCGCAGCGAGCTGCGGCTGGAACGGCTCTCCCGCTGTACTGAAAAACGCAGCGCGCGCTTGCAACCAAGTAACCTGATTGGGCGGAACCTGAAACATTTCCCAACCACCGACCAACGTGCAGACATACTGCGTACCATCGAACTTGTTGGTAGTGTCATTCCAATGACTGTCATCAAAGCCGGTGCTCTCCATCTGCAAGACTTTGCCGTCCTGCGTGCCGAAAAACATATTGCCGCGCAGCTTCATGAAGCAGATCGCATCAATGCCAACAAAGCGACACCAAGCGCCAGTGTTGAGATTAGAAACGGCGACGGTTTTATTCTTGTAGACTTTACCGCCTGGGAAATTAATCAACAGCATGTCACCCTCGTCCCACTTGGCGATCAACCAAGGGAATGAGTTCTTGGCCTTCATTTCGTCCATCCAGTACGGCTCGATCGGAAGCGTGATCGCCGCAAGCGACAATGCCGAAATGTCTTTCTGTAAACAGGCTGAGAGCGGCACGGCGCCATCGACCGTGGCGATGAGAACGTCGCCACCTAGCTGCTGGTGACCGTTTTTGCCAAGCGGCCGCGAAATATCATAGCGGCCCTGCTGCGCCCAATTGATCGTGCTCGTCGGATCTGTCCCAGTGAAAACAATCACCTCGCCCTGATCGGTGACGAACACGCACTTGTCATCCAGGCCATCACCGGCATCGACCGACCAGCTGGCGCCAAACAGCAATGAGCCACCACGCTTGGCCGCGCCTGACAACGGGATATAGATCAACGTACCGCCGACCGCATTCACCGGCAGGCAGTACGCATCCATCGAATTGCCCTTGATGAAGAACAACCGACTGCGATATTTCCAGACGTAGGTCAGCCCCGTCGCCGGCGTCGTGCCATCCGGCATGAAGATCTTGGTCGGCGTACCGGCAAAAGCGCCATTGAGATACTGCCAGCTGGAGCCGTCATAGCGGCGCACATAGTCGCCGGCATCGTTGACGGCGAGCAAAAAATCCCCGCCTTGGTTGGCGAGCTGAGCAACAGAAAAATTCCCATTGGTGACGGTGCCAATGCCGGTGACAAGTGTAGCCGTGTCGGCAAACGAAATATCGAACAGGCGAGTGGCGGTTGCGCAAAACATGCGCTGTGTCGTGCCGCTGATATACTCAAACCCAGAGCGAACAACCTCTACCGGCGCCGGCAACGTACACCAGCGCTCGGTACCTCCGCGCAGGCGAAGGCCTTTCTGTGTTGGGACCCAATTGTCGAGAAAATTTGCGGCACCAGGCTTGGTGTAGGCCCAATTCTCGATCAACGACAATCCACGAATAGGTGCCGGCAACGTGATGGTGTTGGCGTTGAGCGCCATTTGCCCAGGAACCGGCTGTCGCTTGAATGCTGCGTGGATGCTCACGGCGCTGGCACTCCCCAAGTGTTAGGCCAGGGAAGCGCAACAGTTGCGTTGCGACTGATCGGCAGATTGTCGACAATGACCGGTGCGGGCTTGTTCGAGCCGGCAAGCATGAACAGTGCGTCGGTGTACGTCCCCATATCTTCGGCGTACGGCGAACCTTTGTTCGCCTTCCACTGCCAGATCATGCCGAGCTTCAACAAACGCTCTGGCATCATGAAACGATCGAGATCCGACACAAATGCGTCGCTGTAGCCGTTTTGATCTCCGTTGGGCGCGCGCAGGTCGATGCAATTTTTGCCGAGATACGCAAAACTGACAGTATGCCCAGACGGCAGCACCGGATAAATCAGCATGTTGGTACCGAGCAGTGTCCACTCGGAAACGGTGACGGCGACTTGCGACTGACGCCGCATCAACCATTCGTCAGTATCGGAAATGTAAACCAGCGGCTGGCGCGCCATCCACGACGGCCAGACATTGGCCGTCAACAGCATTCGCAAATAATCTGCCGGCAATGGAAAGCGGTCCTTCACACCGTCGCCGGTGTACGTCGCGAAGGATTTCATCTGCGTCCACTCTCGGACGTCATAGGCGATGCGTTGCGCCATTTCGTTGGCGAGCGACAAAATCTCAAATTGATCGCGCGGCGAAACAACAGAGCCGAACATCGTGGTCGGCGGGTTAACGCCGACCACAGCACAGACGTCTCTCACTATAGACAGCAAACTCACGCTGCGGCCTTTGCCTTATGGTCTTCCGCCATCCTGATCAAAGTTTTGCGCGGGATATTTCCCTTCGGATCCACCCCGGTCAGCGCCTTGATGTGATCACGCAGTTGCGCATCCGACATCGCCTCGTACTCTGCAATGCGCGGATCCTTGCGACGCAGATCGGCGTCGTCCTCGAGCACCTGGTTGCGTGCTTTCAGACTGTCGACCTCTGCCTCGAGCTTCAGAATGCGAGAATGCTCACTACCCTCCTCGAGGAAGGCGATCGCCTGGTTTTTCCAGTCCCGCCCACCAGGCCCGAGATTTTTAAGCTCTTGCCCCTCGACAACGGACAATGCTTCGGCGGTGTAGATGTTGAGCGCGCGCAGCTCGGCACGCTTGCCATCAGTCAAGAACGGCAAGTAATCGAGCGGTGTACCAGCCTTTGTCTGATGCTCCTTCGATCGAAACTGCTGGTACTGGCGCGGAAAGCGCTCAGCATATGTAATCGGGTGCTGCTCGCCGCTCTCTTCGTTCTCTTCCCAATGCGAGAATGACGATGCAGGAAATACAGAAACCGTTTTTGATCCAGCAAACCGCATTTCAACGACCTCCATGTCGTCAAAAATCGGTCGGCCGGCCTCAATAGACTTTCCTTCGTTCTTGACAGTGTGATTGCGGAAGATCGCAACAACACCTTTCTCTTCTCTAGGCATAGTTTCCCTCCGTTGATGAAAAAGTGCAGGCGACAAAGCGAACCGGAAGGCATAAATCCGCCCGCCGCCTGCACTCTCTTCAGTCCAGCCCGCGTCAACAGACCGGATCGTGAAGCAATAAATCAGCTGCCTGGCACGCTGTCGTACATGCGCCAGTTAAACAGCGGATTAGTCATGGTGAGTTCGCCCATCCAACCGATGAATTGGGCGATCGCGTCTTTGTCGATCGGCATCTGGCCGTCGCCTTTGAACAGCTTGTCAAAATTCCGGCCAGGGTGATACCGCAACCGCAGGCTATCGGTCTGCAAGCCGAACGTCGTGTTCGCCGGCATATTGGATCCGATACCCCCGTCGAGCACGATCTCAGCTCGCTTGCCACCACCAACATACTGCAAGGTCGAGAAGCCATACTTGGCGAGGCCTGTGCTGTCGTTCTGGCGTTGGATCGCGATCGTTGCAGCGTCGTAAGCTGCATAGTGCTCCGGTGACATGACCAGAAGATCCGCATAGTCGCGTCCGCGGCTCTGCTTGGTCATGATGTAGTTGAGGAGCGGACGGATCGTGGTACTGATGACTTGCGTGCCGACGGACGGCGAAGTGCCGGCGCCGGTGTGCGCGTCGAAAATCTTCGTTTGCCACCAGTTGTTCTGCGATCGATCGATGCCGCCGTAGGTACCGGAGTTAACGACGATCGGGACGGCCTTCGCCAGGCCGGTGAGCTGCTTGCCGCTGTTGAGCGTGCCGTCGCTGTAGACGGCGAGGTCCATCGTGTCCTCGAGCATGCGCTCGGCAGCGTCCATGTAGCTGTCGAACACATCCATGAGCTGGGCTTCGCCTTCGTTGTTCAGGATCTCCTGGTTGCTCAGGATAATCGGCACAACGACCATCTTCGGCTCGTAGTAAGCGTCAGCAAACAGATCAACCGCAGGGTTCAGCAGGACGTCGTAGCCGGCGTACCACTGCGATGCGGTCTTCGCGATTTGCAGCGTCTGGCGAATACGAGGGCCGCTGTAGGTCTGCCACAGCCCCTTATCGCGCAGCAGCGCAAGCATCGCGTTGTTGTTGGAGACAAGATCTTGATACGAAGACGAACGGTCTTCGATCGCCATTGACAGTATCTGTTGATACGCAATGGTCGTGTTGTCATTCGGAATAATCGGCATGGCTCATCCTCTGCGCGATTGGCGCAAGGGAGACAACGCAGCGCTAAAAGCTCTCCCTACACGCCATTACTGACGCGGCGCATCGCGTTTGCGATCGCCTCGCGTCGCGTTGGGTGTTTCGCTTCGCCGTTCGCTTTGCGCCGCTCGTCTGAGGAGCGTGTGTTGACGGGTTTGCCCCCATCAGGCGCGCCGCTGATCGACGTTCTTCGGGTCTGAGCCGATTGTGCGCGGGTCTGAGCCGCTTGTGTGGAGGGGCGCAATCTATCCGCCCGCTGGTAAGCTACCTCGAGCGGGAACCCGAGATCAAGTTCTTGCTTGATGAGATCGCTCAGCTCGTCAAACCGCGGGTGTTTTTCGGCAAACGCATCGACCTGGGCTCGCGTGCTTTGGTATTTCATTCCGTACTGCATCTGCGCGAAACCCTTCGACAGCTGCTCTACGGTCTGCAACAGCTGACCCATCCGCATGTCAGTTGCACTCTGCTGATTACGCTGAAATGTCATCTGATGCTGCTCTGGCGTCATTGACACGATGTGATGCGCAACGTCGTACAACGTCGTCGGTGAGCCGTCGGTATTCTTCATTCCGCTGTTGTTGACGATGACAGCAAACCCGCCGATCAGATCGCTGCGCAGCTTGTTCTCCATTGCAACGTAATCACGCAACACACGATCGACGCTCGTGCCCTGCTTTTTAGCCAGCTCGTGATACGGGCGGATGCTGTTCATCGTCTCGACATCGCCGCGGTATTTCTCGTAAGCGCCCTGGAATTCGCGCGCCATCTGATGCACGGCACCGCGTACGCTTTCCGGTGCGCCAGCCCAATCGGCTTGCGCCTGCGGGCTGAAGCGCTGCGGTGCATTACGAAACGGCGCATTCTCTGCGAGCGGTTGGTATTTTTGCTGTGGCTGCTGCCCTGGCTGCTGCTGCCCTGGCTGCTGCTGCCCTGGCTGCGCCTGCTGCTCGCCTGGCTGCTGCCTGCCGGGATCTCGAGCAAACCGACCAGCCTCGCGGTGTTGTGGCTGTTTCTCCGGTTGCTGCTGTGCTTTCTTTTCCGGCGCCTGGGCTCGGTCGCCTTCCTTGCGCGCCACCGGTTGCGTTTTGCGCTCGGGTTTTTCATCAGCCTCTGCTTGCGACTGCTTTGCGCGATCGAATGCTTTCTGGATCGCTTCACGGCGACTGATACTCGAAGACTTGTTGTCAACTGCTCCATCCGGCTTAGGCGGTGCCTGGTTGCCGATCGGTGACGGTTGATCAACCGGCGCCTGGTTGACGACAACCTCGGCCGGCGCGGCCGGTGCAGTTGGCGCCGACGGTGAACTATTGGGCGGTGGTGTTGATGGTTGGGTCGTGTCGGTCATGGATCCCTCCGAATTCTGCGTCCTGATCTGTATTGCTCGACAGCTTTCTTGATTGACGTCCGCCGCGCTTCCTTCGTCTCTCGACGATTAGACATACGAACGTGCGGCTTCTGCTTTTCCGTCCCCAGCTCGATCATTCCGTAGGCCTTACCAACGGCGCGCCAGGCTGACTTGCTGGTGTAGATCTTCCCGTCGACTTGTTCGCCAGGCGGCATCTCGTCAGAGATGACGTTTGGACACGAGAATGCAGACCGAGCCGGCGCAGTTCGCGGCTTGTCGACCACGAACCGCCCTGGCTCGATCTCTATGAGCCGCACCTCCGCCAAGGTCTACCTCATGGCGACGGCGGCACCGTCACATACGACACCGGCAGACCGCCGGCAGGAGTAGCAGCCACTTTCGTGACTGCTACGCCTCTCCCGTTTGCTGCTTCGACCACTGCCAACCCCTGATACGGAGGCGTTGGAACGACCAAAGCAACGTCAACAACCGGCATTCCACCAGACGCGACAGTAACGACAGCGAGCGCCATCGCATCCTCCGTTACGCAACAACGGCAGTTATGTTGCTGTCAGCCGGCGGGCCAGCACGACCAGCGCTGTCTTTGCCGACAACCCGACAAACCATCTTGAACCCAACATCGCCGGCGGCCAGCACACGCGTGTTGGCTGTTGCTCCAGTGACTGCCGTGTACGCTCCAGTTGTCGCGTTCACTCGATACCATTGATAGGTAGAACTCGCAGCGGCCGGCACACACGTCCCAGCTGTACAAGTTAGCGTCTGACCGTTGGTGGGCGTTCCGGTGACGGCTGGTGCAACAGTATTTATTGGGACCAAACCGTCATCGGCATCGGATTGTTGGGCAGTCGACGTTGTCGGAGGCGTCGTTGTATTTCCCGCCTCCTGAACGCTGCCAAAGTTCGTCGGTGGCGTTTTACGATACGGCGTCTCGGTACCATACGCAGTCGTGTCAGCTCCAACCGGCATCAGTCCTCCTTCGGCTTACGCTTACCGTTGCGCTTCGCCTTACGTTTTACCTTCGCCTTCTTCTTCGTCTTCGCCATCACTGGCTCCCGTGTTGTGCGCCGCCGATCAGCGGCGCTTCTTTGAACCTTTCCGGCCTTCGTCGTCGTCTTCCTCTTCCGCCGGCGCCGCTTCATTTTTTTTTGTCAGCGGCTGCGGAGCCTGCTCCGTTATTGCATTTTTCAGATGTTGCGGCCGACCATCTTCCGGCGGATGCGAAAATCGGTTATCGACCGGCGCCCCAGTCGAGGTGTACTGCGGCGGCGGCTCTGCCGTCATCGGTGTAGCTTCTGGTGCGGCTTCCGGCGTGGCTCCAGGCGCGGCAGATGCTTCCGCGGTCTGATCCTCGTCGTGCTTCTTCTGCTGTGTCACTCTGACCTCCGTTGGTTTGTTATTGTTACGTCAACTCAAGCAAGATAGCCGCACGCGCGCCGTCACTCAATTTCATTGGCAACAATTGCCTCAAAAATCTACTGCCAGCATGCTGCTCAACCAGGTTGGCAGCCTCGACCTCTTGCAGATCTCGCCGCCTTTCCTCGTTTTCGATGTTTTTGAACAGCGGCCGCTCGCCCAGGCTAAATTGATACGCCAGGCTCTCGGCGTGACCACCGATCAACTTCACCAACGGCTCACGATCGTGCAGCGACTTGTGCTTGAACGAGCTGGTGCCGTAGATGCTGTGAAATAAACCGGCGTTGCAGACGTCTTCATCGTTGTCCCAGTCGCGCAACAGATCATGCACGCCTTTAAGGTGATCAAATAGTGTTCGCGTGCCGTGCCTTGTGCGCGCCGTATCGAGCGAGAGCAG